AAACACTTTTTTCTTGCTCAAATTTAGGTATTATTTACCAATAAACTTTTTTCTTAAGTTTTTCTATATATAAACCTTGTTAAACAAAACTAAAAGAAATGTGTTTAATGTAACATTTTGATTTAAGCGTATATTAAGATAGCTATATGGGAAAAAGAGGTAGATTACCAAAACAAAAAGAAAACTTAGTTGGTCATAGAGATAATTCGTTAACAGTTATTGAGGGCAAAGGCGCTATGGAAAAACCTTTACCAAATTCTAAGTGGACTGTAGCGACAAAACGTTACTGGGACGAATATTGGGCTTCTGATATTTCAAATGCAACACAAATGGTTGACCTACCTGCGTTATATCGTTTATATCAATTTTATGATGCAGTAGAGCGCGCTAATAAAACTATTGCTAGACAAGGTAATGCAGGATTGCTTGGTACAGGTTCTAAAGGACAAGCAACAATAAATCCATTGATTACTTTGACAATGAAACTAGAAGAAAAAATTTTAAAACTAGAACAAGAATTAGGATTAACGCCACTTAGCCGTCAGAGGCTCGGAATTGCGTATGGAGAAAATCAAATGGGATTTCATCAGTTGCAACAGTTACTACAACAAGATGATAAAGAACTAGCCGACCCTAGGTTGCTAATGCTCGAAGAAGAATGACCGACAACAAGGCTAAAGATTATTTAGAACCTTGTACTATTTGCAATGATTACTGGTATGCTAACGGTAGAACAATTTGTGCGAGGTGTCTAAATGGATAATGTAGAATATATATTAACTTGTTATAAATGCTACTGTCTTTTTTACGATAAAGATGAAAGCAAGTTTGTCTGTGCTAACTGCGAAGAAGAAGAATGAGTAAAACTAAAGAAGCGTATACCTGTAAAACTTGTGACGCAGTAACTATGCTCGATGGCAATACAGGGCTTTGCTACAGTTGCAACAGAGGCGATATATGAATTACAGACCACTACCAAAGTATCTAACGATTAAACCAAGTAAAATTGATGGACTTGGATTATTTGCTGTAAAACCTATAAGAAAAAAAACACTGCTAGGTGTAACGCATTTTGAAGATAAGATAACAAAGAAACTTTACAGAACACCACTTGGTGGATTTATCAATCATAGTAAAACACCTAACTGCGAATTAAAAGAAGTACAGGGATTTAGATATTTATTAGTAACAGAAAATATAGAACCACTAGAAGAACTTACCTTGTTTTACACAATGTATGACCCAACACAAGAATGATTATTTTACCTGAAACAACTGGAGACAGAGTAGTGAAGTTTATAGAGAACTTTGTTGTACACGGAGAGGGTGACTTCTATGGACAACCGTTCAAACTAGATAATTGGCAAAAAGCGATGATTTACGAATTGTATGAACTAAATGACCAGGGAACTAGAAAATACAGAGAAGCGTTAATCGGATTGCCAAAAGGTAACGGAAAATCCGCTCTAATTAGCGCAATCGGGCTATATGAGCTTCTTGGGTCAGGAGTTGTGTCACCACTTGTTGCTGTAGCAGCTGCTTCATACGAACAAGCTAACTTAGTGTTCGGAACTATGAAAACTATGTGCGATGAAAGCCCAATACTAGGAAATATGGTTGAAACGTTCCAAAATGAGATACAAGTCAAAGAGGGGAGTGGTAGAGCATACCGAATAGCAGCAAAAGCGGGTACAGCAGATGGTGGACGTAACAGTTGTAGCATTTTCGATGAGGTACACGAGTTTAACAACATCAACCTAGAGAGAGTGCATTATGTATTAGCTAACAACACCGCTAAACGACGTGATGGCATTGTAATTAACATTTCAACAGCAGGACACGACTTAGATAGCTTAATGGGTAGATTGTACCAACGTGGCGAGCTTAAAGAAGCAGGCAAGTCAGATGACCCTGAATTTTACTACAAGTGGTACGGCGCTAAAGATACTGATGACCCTGAAGATGAAGAAATTTGGAAAAAAGTCAATCCTGCTATTGAAAACGATTGGTGGCCAGTAGAAAACCTTAGAAGAAGAAGAAAATCATTACCACTAAACGAATTTCAACGTTATCACCTAAATCAATGGTCAAGGCTAGATGAGGAGAGTTGGATAAGTGCAGAACAGTGGGATAGTTGTTTAGATGAAGATTTAGAGCTTATTGTAGGCGAAGAAACTTTTGTAGGTATCGATATGGCTTTACGTCACGATACGTGTGCTGTTGTCTATGGACAAAAAGATGAAAACGGGATTGTAAGAGTTAAATCTAAAATATGGACACCAAACAACGAAGACGCATTAGACATACAGGAAATAGAAGCATTTATTATAGAACTTGCAACAAAGTACAAAATTATGGAATGTGCGTATGACCCCGCTTTTTTCGAAAGAAGTGCGCAGATACTTATGGACAGAGGTATACCGATGGTTAACTTCCCACAGACACATTCACGAATGATACCTGCTTGCGGTAACGCTTATGAGTTAATTGCTAACGCAAGAGTAAGACACGATAACGACCCGCAGTTTACCGACCAAGTAATGTCAGCTGCACAACGTGTAACCGATATGGGTTGGAGATTGTCTAAAGGTAGAAGTAAGAGAAAGATTGACGCTTGTATAGCAATGGTGTTATTACTAGATAGAATTACCGCACCTGAAATACCCGACGATAATCCTGAGATAGCTATAATTAATTTATGAAACTTTACAATGGCGATTGCTTAGAAGTAATGAAAGAATTACCAGATAATTCTATTGATTTAATTCTTACAAGTCCACCTTATGAAGATATATCTGGTGCAGGATATAAAGCAGATAAAAAAGATATATTATTTTTAAAACTATATTCACAATTTATTGACGAAGTTTTTGAACAATATCAAAGAATATTAAAAGACGGTGGACAATTATTTTTTAACATAAAAAGCAAAACATCTAATAAAAAACTAAGAACACCACATTGGCTTGAATTTACAAACGCATTTCAACAGCTAGATTTTAAAAGTTATATTATTTGGAAATATGCAGGTAGTTTTGATAGTACTAAAGCTAGGTTTCATTTAGATTATGAAATAATTTATCATTTATCAAAAGGGGATAATATTTATCTAAATACAGATTGTGGTATTGAAGACCCATTAACTTCTGTATGGTATGTACCACACAATATACCAAAATCAGAAAGAGTACACCCAACACAAATGCCACTAGCATTAGCAGATAGAATACTAAAAATTGCTTCTAAACCAAATGATGTTGTTTTAGATAATTTTATGGGAAGTGGAACAACTGGTATATCTTGTATTAACAATAATGTAGAATTTATAGGAATTGAATTAAATGATGTTAATTATAAAATAGCAAAGGAAAGAATATATGAAAGACATAATAACAACAATAGCTGAAGTACTAGGCCTAGCCCTTATACTAATTGGTGTATATATGCTATTTAAGACAGCAGTGACATTAATCGTTACTGGTGTATTCTTAATGGCGGGAAGTTACATTTACATTAATAGATGAGTATTTTTAAAAAAGAACAACGAAGCGCAAGTAATGGTAATCTTAGTGATTTATTAGCATTAAGAGATGGTGGACTACACAACTACACAGGAGAAGAAGTAAACGAAACATCAGCTCTTGGTATATCTACAGTATTTAGCGCAGTTTCTTTATTAGCAGATAGTATCGCATTACTACCAATAAAGACAATGCGTAATGATGGTCAAAAGACAATACATACAAACAAACCAAAGTTCTTAGAAGTACCTAATCAAAATGAAACAATGTTTCAAGTTGTACACGAAATTATTACATCACTAGCTATGCACGGTAACAGCTTCATACTTGTTGATAAAGATAGACAAGGCAGAGCAATACAGTTAACACCGATACACCCTGAAAAAGTAAAAGTAGAAATGCAAAATGGTAAAAAAGTATTTTTAATTCAAAACAAACAAAAGAAGACAGAAAAAAGAATTACACAATACAATATGCTACATTTCACTTGGTTTACATATCCAGGGCAACTTGTAGGTGTTAGCCCACTCCGCACGAATAGCAACACTTACGGGTTAGCCCTAGCAATGGAAAGACACATCGCACAGTTTTATGGACAAGGTGCAACACCATCATCAGTTTTAGAAACAGATAGAGATTTAAGCGAAGAACAAGCCAAGATTTTACGAGAGAGTTGGCAAGGTATGCACACAAGAAATAGAAAGCCTGCTGTTCTTAGTGGTGGCTTAAAGTTTAAACCAATATCTGCTGCTGCGGGTGAAGAACTAATTAAAGCTAGAGAACAAGTAGTAAATGAAATAGCAAGAGTGTTTAGAATACCTGCACACTTACTTCTTACTAAAGACAACACAAACGTGTACTCAAACATTGAAAGCAATGGATTAGCTTTTGTTAGATATACACTACTTCCTTGGATAAGAAGAATAGAAGATGGACTTTCTACATTACTACCAGGAAAGCAGTACGTTAAGTTTGATACAGATGAGTATGCAAGAGGAGACCAACTAAGCAGAGTAAGAAGTTTTCAAGCTGCTATATCATCAGGCATTATGACACCTAATGAAGCGAGGTCAAAGATGGATTTAGAGCCTTATGAGGGTGGGGATAAATTCTACCAAGGTATTATTGGCGGAAGTCCTATTGACCCTACTTTGCCACCTACAGGTGTAGACCAACACGACCCTACTAATGAGTTAACAAATGATTAGTGAACAAGTTTCTTTAAATAATACATCAGCAATAAAAATTATTCCAAGTGTAAATTACGAACAAACAATTAATTTGCATAATTCAAGTGGTAACAATATGTATTTAGGTGGTTCAGACGTTTCAACATCAAATGGTTTTCATTTACCAAACAATACTGATGTCGTTGTAAGAGTACAACAAGACAATGAACTATGGGGACTTATGGCAACTGGTACAGGTTCAATACACGTTTTGAGAGCAGACTAATGCCAGTAGATAGAAAACCACCTGCTTTTATGGTCAAGAACGCTAAAAGAGGTTTAGAGAATTTAAACAAAGCAGGAGACGGACTTACAGACAAAACAAAACGTGAAGCACGTTCTATGGCAAATGGTGAAGATGTGAGCATAGATAAGATTGTAAGAATGAGTGCGTGGCACAAGAGACACTTATCAGACTTAGATAGAGAGAAGACAAACCCTAATGACCCTGATACGTGGAAAGCTTCAGATGTAGCGTTTTTATTATGGGGTTCTAATCCTTGGAGTAAACCAATGCAAGCAGGAGAGTGGGCAGAACGTAAAGTAGCACAGTTAGTTACTGAGGGTGAACTAGAACCAAGAAGCTACAAGAAAAAAACAAAAACTAAAAAACCTACTAGACCCTCTAAGAGATTTGACAGCAGTATTGCTATATCACAAACGTTGCAAATGCTAAAAAGGTCAACTATCCTTGAAGCAATGGATAGACAAACTGAAAATAGAAGTTTTACATTTACAGCAGTAGAAGAACGTAACGATGATGGTAAAGATACATTATTGTTTACTGGTTACGCTTCTGTATTTAACAAAGGTTACGGCGTTCGTGACCAACAAGGTTCTTATGAAGAAACCATAAAGCCAGGTGCTTTTAAGAAAACATTACAAGAACAAGATGACGTAAGATTTTTAGTAAATCACGATGGCATACCATTGGCTAGAACTTCATCAGGTACATTAGAATTAGAAGAAGATAACTACGGTTTATTTGTACGTGCTGAATTAGACCCGTCAAACCCAACAGTTGCAGAGATATCAAGCGCTATGAAGCGTGGAGACTTAAACCAAATGTCTTTTGCTTTTGCAGCAATTAGAGATGAGTTTAACGAAACAGGAGAAAAAAGAAACGTTACAGAAGCTAAACTCTTTGACGTATCAGTTGTAACCTATCCTGCAAACCCTTGGGCGGGTGCAAAACTTAGAGGAGTTGAAATAGACGACTTACACAAAGAATTGGTTGAAGCTAGAAGCGGTGACAAAGCCGCCGAGGTTTTAGAGAGTTTTATCAATAAATTAGAGGAACGTCAAGACGATAGTCAAGATGAACCAAATATGGAACTTGATAAAAAAGAACGTAGTAATAAAAAGATTGAGTTGCTTAAAATGCAACTTGAACTTGAAAACCTACGTGACTAAGTCGTAACGCCGTATATTTAATTTTTTAAAAGTACACCTTACGCAGAAGTAAAAGCAAGAAATAAAGGACAACACAATGAAAAAACTCATTGAGGCAAGAGAAGCCAAAGTAGCTGAATTTGATACTTTAACTGTTGAACTTGAGGGAATGGACGAAGCTAACGAAGAATTTGACGGAAAATTTAAACGTTCCGCAGAGCTTATAGCTGAAATCAAAGACCTCAACGACAAAGTTGAAGAAGCAAGAGAAGCTTCAGAGGTTATCAAAGCCGTAAAAGAAAGCAGAAATGCTTTAGATGTTGAAGATGATGACTTGGGTGAAACAGAAGCCATAGTAGAAGTTAACGAGCCAAATATGTATAGAGATGGCGGAGAAGCTTCATTCATTGCTGACGCTTATGCAGCAAGAACAGGTGACTACAAAGCACAAGAACGACTTGGAAAACATCAAGATTTCGAAGCTAGAGACGTTGGAACAGGTGCTTTCACAGGACTTGTAGTTCCACAATACCTAGTCGACAAATTTGCAGAAAAAGCAAGAGCTGGTAGCGCGTTTTATAATGCAATACAAAAAGAAACTCTACCTGCATTTGGTAACAAAATTGAAATCTCACGTATCACAACTGGTACATCAGCAGCTATTCAAGCTTCTGAAAACTCAGCTGTATCCGAGACAGATATGGACGATACCCTATTAACTGTAAACGTTAATACAATCGCAGGACAACAAGACGTTTCAAGACAAGCTCTTGAAAGAGGTGGACAACCTGGTTTCTCATTAGAGAACGTTATATTCGGTGACTTAGTTGCTGCATATTACACAGAACTAGATGACCAAATGTTAAATGGTTCAGGTTCATCAGGACAGCACTTAGGAATAGCAGCAGTATCAGGAGTTAACGAAACAACTTATACTGACGCTTCACCATCAGTTGCTGAGCTTTATCCTAAACTAGCTGACGCTGTGCAAGAAGTTAACTCTAACAGATTTGCACCTGCAACAGCTATCGTTATGCACCCAAGACGTTGGGGAATGATTACAGCAGGACTTGATAGTTCTAACAGACCGTTAGTACTTCCTGCAGGTAACAATCCTGACAACGCTATGGGCGTAGGAGAAGCTGCAAAATATGGAAACGTCGTAGGAAACCTCTTAGGTATTCCTGTCATCACTGACGCTAACGTTGTAACCAACGCAGGTTCAGGTACAGATGAAGACCAAATCTATATTGTTAAGTCTGACGACCACATTTTATTTGAAGATGGTATCTTCCAAATGAAATTTGAGGAAACAAATGCAGGTTCATTAACAACTAAATTAGTTGTTTATGGATACTCAGCATTTGCTTCAGGTAGACAACCTCTTGGAATTTCTAAAATTTCAGGAACAGGATTGGTAACACCAACCTTTTAATTAAAAATGGTTTAGTGCGTCAGGCAACTGACGCGCTTTACCTTTAGGAAAGATTTATGAACGATAAAAAAATAGAAGCTTTAAAGAAAGAGCTAAAAGGTTATGAACTACAAAACAAAGCTGACAGAGCTGAAGACGTTAAAAAAGCGCTTAAAGAAATGGGCGTTAAAATGGAAACAGCAGCTAAAAAACCTAAAGCTGAAAAAAAAGTAGAGAAAAAAGCTGAAGTAAAGGAATAGTATAGATGGCCATTGTAAACGGCTACTGTACACAAGACGAACTCAAAGGGTTCGTTGGTATTCCTACAACAGATACAGCTGATGATACTTTATTAGATGACGCTATTAATGCCGCTTCAAGGCAAATAGACGCGTATTGCTCACGTTACTTTTATCAGGACGCTAGTGCTTCAGCACGTGTATTTTTTACAAACAACCCGTACAACTTAAAGGTTGACGACATTTCTACAACTACTGGACTTATTGTAAAGTATGATGACACCGATAACGGAACATACGAAGTAACAGTCCCATCAACAGATTATCAAGTTTTACCACTAAATGGCGTTGTAGGCGGTATAACAGGAAACCCTTACTACACTATCCAACTTATTAGCGATAGTAACTATGAATGGCCACTAGATATTTCAAGCAACAGACCTAGAGCAGAAATAACAGCTAAATGGGGT